CATTATGGCAAGAGACAGTATTTGATGGAGAGATTATGTACCCAACTACATTTGACATTAGAGACTGGGCAACTGATTTAGAATTATTACAACAAGCAAAAGCTTCTAACATTAAATCAACTACATTCACTAAAGAACTAGATAAACAAATAGCTAGAACTGTAATTGATAATGATGAAACACTTGCAGTAATAGATCAAGAGATTGATACCAATACTCAGGCACTTGGAGAGTTTCAACCACAACCAATAACATTACCTACAATTTAATGTGGCACAAGATTTATTACAGCAACTTCAAAGCATAAGAGAAAAAGCAGTAAATAATTTAGAAGCACAACATCAAAAACTTTTAAACGATACATTAGCAACATTAGAAAAAAGAGTAGTACAAACTGTATCAAATCTTCCTATTCAAGATGGTGTATTATTTAATACAAGACTTGCCATTGAGATAAGACCAAAACTACAACAAGCAATAGAAGAACTTTACTTAGCAAGAGTACAAACATTCATAAATGATTATGATAAGATTGCAGGAACTATTGTAGCAACTTATGGAAAGCTTCCTATACCTGCTGAGTTTAAACAAATAACAGAAGCAGATTTAGTAACTATTCAACAGTTAAAAAAGATAGCATTTAGTCAATTTCAAAATCTAGCAACTGAGTTCACCAACACATTAGCACAAGAAGTTTATCAATCTACATTAGTAGGAAAACCAATAACAGAAATGGTGCAAACAATTAGAGACAAAATAAATGGAATTTATCAACAAGCAGATACTAAAAAACAAAAAGAACTTGTAAATTTTATTCAAGAACAAAAGATTGCTGGTAAGACAAATACAGAAGATTTTAAAACAGCAGTAGATGAACTTAAACAATCTTATGGTTCTACTGTTACTGGTGCAAACCTAGCAGTCTATTCAGGTCAAATAGTCCAAGATGCTTTAATGGGTTTTGATGGACAGTTTGCAAAGTTTAGAGCAGATGAAATAGGATTAACTTCATATATCTATTATGGAACTATCATTAGAGACAGTAGAGATTTCTGTGTTGAACACGTAAACAAAGTATTTACCGAAGATGAAGCTAGAGAATTATGGCAACAAGAATGGCAAGGTAAATCTGGTAGCGACCCATTCTTAGATAGAGGTGGATATAATTGTAGGCATCATTGGCAACCAGTAGACCCTGATTGGGGAACTATTAAAGAAGATGGTACTTTTGAATATGATATAAATAAATTTGAACAACCAACAGAAACACAAGATACTACTACCATTGTTCCACCAGTTGTAACTCCAAGAACTAGAGCAGGAGTTAATGCTACATCTTTAGACAATCCTATAACAGCAGATAAATTACAAATAATACCAAAAACAGTAGCAATTAAATCATTAGAACAACAAGTAGTAAACGCAACTAAAGATGTAAGATACCCAGTTGATGCAAGTGGTGTTGCAATAAATAGATTTCGTAATCCACAAAATATTGGAAAAATATCATTAGGAAATATTAGTGAAAAATTATTAACAGAAATATCAGTTGTTAAACAAGAGTTAGATGATCTTGCAGATAAATATAATATTCCAAAAATAAGAGGTGTAGTAAAAACAAGATCTACTGCTAGATCTATTATGTCAATGGGAGATGGCAAGTTAAATGTAAATATAAACAAATCTGAAAATCTACAAAGATATAGAAATTTTTATCTTGAAAAATTAAAAGTAAAAGAAGTTAATTGGAAATTTGGAGATAACTTGGATAATAGACCATATAATGCCTTTATTTATTTTGACAATCAATTAGACCAATTAAGAAATGTTATGTACCATGAATTTGCTCATCATGTTCATCAAATGAAGGGAGTTACATCAACAACAGCAAATTATGGAATTAAATTTACACCAGTTGTGGAAGAAAAGCTTAAAACAATAACAAGGAATTTAAGAAAAAGTGCATCAAGATATGGAGACAAAGACCCTTACGAATGGTTTGCAGAAAACTTTAGTCTTTACGAGATGAAAAGAACAGATTTGGTAGACCCACAATTTATTAAATTTATAAAGGAGATATAATATGAAACCAATACAAGAAGCAGAACAAATAATACAAAAAAAAACACTAACTTTAGAAGATTACAATAGATTTATTGATTTAGGAAAATTAATAAAAGATGAAGAATCTAAATTAGAATACGATTGGTTGTGCGAAGCTATTGAAATTAGATTACCAGAAATAGCAGAAATAACTGGCAATTATGATTTTGTAAAAACTTCCGATCTATAAAAATATCCTAATACTGTTGCATTTTTGCAATTATCTTGATAATTGACAATAATAAACATATAGAAGGAGAACAAACAATGAACGACCAAGTAAAACAAGAGTCGGTTGAGAATACAGCATCTCAGGAAAAAGCTGGAGTAGAAGTTTCTAACAATCAAGAAACCGAGAACAAACTCTTTACTGCCGATCAGTTAGAGCAAATAGTTCAAAGAAGATTAGACAGATATAAAAAATCTGTTTCTAATAAACTTGATGGAATAGATATTGAAGAAGCTAAAAAGTTACTTCAAGAAAAAAAAGAAAAGGAACTTGAAATCGCTAAACAACGTGGCGAGTTTGATAAAGTTCTGAAGGAAACAGTATCAAAAAAGGATTCAAAAATTCAATCGTTGGAGACTGAATTAAAAAGGATTCGTATAGACGAAACTTTAGTCAATGTAGCTAGTGGAATGAAAGCTGTTAAACCAGCAGAAGTTAAACAACTACTAAGATCAAATGTTAGACTAAATGAATCTGGTTCTGTTGAGGTGATAAACGAAGATGGAACTCCTAAATATTCAGATAAAGGTGAACCAATGTCAGTTAATGAATTGGTAGCCGAATATTTAAAAAACAACCCACATCATGTTTCCTCTACACCAAGTGGTGCAGGAAGCAGAAGTCAAGTTGGTGGTGCTACTCCAAAGCAAGTAAATATTGGTGATCTTGATTTAAGTAATCCTAATGACAGAAAAATTTATGCTGACATGAGGAAACAACGAGAACAAGGTATTTTTAAAATGAAAATAACTAACAACAACAACAAACTATAAAAAACTATGGCAAACGAAACAACGAGTTCAACACTATCGGAACTCTTTACGAATATAACTCAAGAAGCTATATTCACATTCCAAGAAACTTCAGTTATGAGACCACTTGTAACTACTTACCCAATAAGTGGTTCAGGTAAAACTATTGAAGTTCCTGTGTACCCAACAATCAGTGCTTCAGCAGTAAACGAAGCTTCTGATTTATCTAATACAGCAGTAAACCCTACTTCAGCTACTATCACAGCTTCTGAAGTTGGTGTTATGACAACATTAACTGACTTAGCTAGAGATTCAGCTAGTAGAAATGTTGGTGCTGACATTGGAAAATTATTCGGTGAAGCAATCGCTAAAAAAGTTGATACTGATTTAGCAGGACTACTTGATGACTTTGCATCTGCAAACGATCAAGGTGGTGCTGGAACAGAATTGACTGCTGACTTGCTTTTCAAAGCACAAGCTATTTTAAGAAGTGCAAATGTACCTGCACCTTACTATGCTGTGTTTCACCCTAAAGCTACTTTCAATTTAAAGAAAACTTTAACACAACCAGCTTACACAACTACAAGTTCTGGTTATGCAATTTCTGAAATTGGAAATGAAGCTTTAAGAAATGGATATATCGGTAGAATTGCTGGTATTGATATTTTTGAAAACGCAAACATTTCAATTGATGCTTATGATGATTCATTCGGTGGAGTATTTCACCCACAATCATTAGGTTTAGCATTAAAAGAAGATTTCAAAGTTGAGACTCAAAGAGATGCTTCTCTAAGAGCAACTGAGATCGTATCTAGCATTACTTATGGAGTAGGTGTATTAAAAGACACTTATGGAGTAACTGTAAAAACTGATACTGCTCTTTAATTAAACTTCGGTGGGGTGTAAAAGCCCCACCAACTAAATATTACTATGGCAAATTTTTCTACTGATACAGATTTAACATTTTACCAACCAGATATTTTAACTTTTGGAATAGCTAACTTTACTTCTCCAAATGATTACCACGCACAAGCACGAGCAGATATAGAACGAGATTTAAGAATAAGATGGTTTCCAGTTTACTCAAAAGAAACTTATAGAGATATAGCAATCCTAAACACAACTGAAATGGACGCAACATTATTAACTGATGCACAATTTAAAAGAGCAAGTGTATTTAGAGTAATAGGTTTTTATTGCTGTCCACAATTAACTAAATTCAATTCAAACGATAACCCTGACAGATTCCAAGTTATGATGAAACATTATCAACAAATGTATGCAGATGAATTTGAAGCAATTTTAAGAGATGGTGTAGAATATGATGCTGATGATTCTAATACGATTGCTGATGCAGAAAAAGCACCTTATCATAGACTTAAACTAATTAGATGAAGATTACTGTTGAGGACAATTCATTACAAGTTGCTAAGAACTTTGAAAAACAAGTAAGAGAACAACCACAAATAGTTAAGACTGCATTAGGAAGAACTGCTGAGTTCCTAATGGGTATTATCAAACAAAGAACTCAAAAAGGTATGAGTGCAGATGGAACTTCATTCCCACCATACACAGAAGCTTATAAAACATTTAGAAAAAATGCTGGACGACAAACACAATATCCTGATCTAAACTTTTCAGGTCAAATGTTATCTAACATTACACAAAGATCAAATCCAAGTTATGCAATAATTTACTTTGCTAATAAATTCCAAAATACTAAAGCATTAGGCAATCAGAAGAAAAGAAAATTCTTTGCAATAGGTGCAAGAGAAATACAACCAGTAATGAATGTATTTATGAAAGAATATAACAAACTAAGTACAATAAAATGAGCAAACGAGAAGATATAGCATCTAATATAGTAACAACAATTTCAACTGGAACATCTCCTATAACTTTAAAAAAAGTTACGAGAGAACCTTTTAATGTTGATGAATTATCTGAACAACAATATCCAGCTTGTTTCGTGCAATCAGGAAATGAAGTTAGATCAGATGAAACAATGACATCAAGTACAATTACAAGACAAGCAACAGCAGATTATGTAATCGTTGGTTATGTTAAAGGAACTCCAACAAATATTGACACAAAAAGAAACGAATTAATTACAACGATTGAAACAAGACTAAATTCTGATAGAACACGTGGTGGGTATGCAAAACAAACTCAGGTAGTAGAAGTATCTACTGATGAAGGAGTTTTATTCCCAATAGGTGGTATCAGAATGGTGGTGCGAGTTATGTATCAATACACTTCTGGCACACCTTAATATAAACAAACAAGGAGAACAACATGGCAACTCATACTGGCTCAGAAGGAACTATTAAAGTTTCATCAACAACAGTAGGTGAACTTAGAAGCTACTCTTTAGAGCAAACTGCTGACACTATTGAAGATACTTCAATGGGTGATACAAACAGAACATATAAATCTGCTTTAAAAGGTTGGTCAGGTTCAGCATCATTATTTTTTGATGAAGCTGATGCAGGACAATTACTTTTAGTTCTAGGAACAGAAATAGCTTTGAAAGTGTACCCAGAAGGTGCAAGTTCAGGCGACAAATATTACTATGGTCAAGCAATCATAACTGGTAGTAACGTATCAGCATCTTTTGATGGAATGGTAGAAGCTGAAGTAACATTTACTGGAACTGGTGCTTTAACATTTGGAACTGCGTAATTAATTATTAATTAGAAAAGGAAGATATGAACGTTATAGATAGAGTTAAAAGTCAATTTGAATCTTTAGGTATTAAGAAGATTGAGGTTGCTGAGTGGGGCGAGGAAGGCAAACCTTTAATAATATACTGCTCACCATTTACATTAGGTGAAAAAAGAAACCTATTCAAAGGTGCAAGAAATGATGATCTAGCAGTATTAGTAGATGCAATCGTTTTAAAAGCTAAAAATGCTGATGGAGAAAAAATATTCAAGCTAGATGACAAACAAGTATTATTGAATAATGCTGATGCAAATGTTATAGCTAGAGTAGCAACAGAAATGTTAGCTGGTGTTTCTTACGAGGAAGCTGAAAAAAAGTAAGAACTGATACTGAACTGTTTTCCATTTTAAGTTTGTGTCAGGAATTAAATAAATCAATGGAAGAAGTTTTGTGTTTAACACAAGATGAATTTTATTATTGGATAGCTTACTTTAAAGTGAAGGCAGAACGAGAAAAACTACACTATGGCAGATCAGCAACTAAACATAAAACTTAATGCGATTGATAATACATCAAAAGCTTTTAGTGGTGTAAAAGGTTCAATACTAAGTTTAAGAAACGCATTAATAGGTTTAGGAATAGGTGCAGTAATAAAACCAATCATAGATATCACTAAAGAATTTGAAACTTTAAGAACAACTTTAAGATTTGTAACTGGTTCAGTTGAAGGTGGACAAAAAGCATTTAGCTTATTAAGAAATTTATCTAGACAAACACAATTTTCTACCAAAGAATTATCTGACACATTTATTACATTACAAAATGCAGGAATAGAACCAACAGATGAATTATTAAAAACATTTATAGATACTGCTTCTGCTACTGCTAACTCATTAGATACTTTAAACGACTTAACAAGATTATTTGCTAAAGGTGCTACTGGTGCTGGTATAGGTGCTCAATCATTATCTCAATTAGCTTCTAAAGGTATTCCAGTATTTCAAATACTAGAAAAAGAATTAGGATTAACAAGATCACAATTAAACAAATTTGCTGAAGATGCAGAAGGTTCAGAAATTATATTAGAAGCTTTACAAAAAGGTTTAGCAAATACATTTGGTGGGGCTTCATCACAAAGAGCAGGAGATTTAGCAATAGTATTTAAAAATCTATTTGAGAATTTAAAAGATGTTGCTGATTTAATTGCAACTGATGGTGGCTTTAGCACTTCATTTAAAGAGTTATTAAAAACGTTTGGAGATTTATTAAAAACATTAGAACCAGTAATTGCTATACTTGGTAAACTATTAAATTTTGTAACAGAACTTGCTAATGTTGGACTTGTATTATTAAACAATTCATTAAAATTAGTTCTTGGCACTCTAGATAAAGTTGTTTCAGGATTAAGTAAAGTTGTAGGATATGGTTCTGGCTTACCAAAAACAGTAGGTTTAGATGAAGATAGAACAGTAGCACCACCAGAAATAACTAAAGCTAAAATAGAAGATAAATCTTTTATTGGTTTATTAGAAGGTAAATTAAAAGGAGAAATTGCTTTAGCTGATTTAGCATTTAGAAGTCTTAACAAAACTTTAGCTGAAGGAACAATTATAGGTATTAAAAATGTTTCTGTTGCTATTGCAGAATCTATTGTGCTTGGTAAAAAACTAACAGATACATTTAGAGAATTAGCACAAAAAGTATTAGTTAAAATTTTATCACAATTAATAGAAGAACAATTAGTAAAAATAGCTTTAATAGCTTTAGATCAATTAAAGTTAATTATTGCTAAACAACAAACAGCAGAAATTATAAAACAAAATGCTTTATTGTCTCAACAAAGATCAATGGGTGGTGGGGGTGGTGGTGGATTCCTAAGTACAATTGCAAGAATAGGATTTAACGCATTTGCTGGTGGTGGAAGTGTACCATTAGATGCACCTAATTTTTATAATCCAGTAATGGAAGCAGAAGGTGGTGCAGTTAGAGGTGGTATGCCAATTACAGTTGGAGAACGTGGTAGAGAATTATTTGTACCTAACACAAGTGGAACTATTGTGCCAAACCATGAAATTGCAAATACTGGAACTAATATAACATTTAATATTCAGGCAAATGATGTTAGAGGTATTAGAGAATTATTAATTGATAATAGAGCAACCATAATTAACTTAGTTAATCAGGGTGCTAATCAAAAAGGAAAATCTAACGTAGTATGAGTGGCACATTCCCTTCAAGTCCAGCACCTAGAGATGTAGCAA